TCAGGCCCAAAGCACGTTGAGGCCGAGGACGTCGGCCAGGGTCAAAACCCCCGTGTCGTTATCGGCCACGCCCGTCGTCAGCGCAAATCCGATGCCCGTGTCGAAAAGGAGCCCATCCTCGCCGAACGTCTCGTTGAACGGCGCACCAGCCGCAAGGGGGATCGTCACGAGCGGCGTATCGGTTCCGGCCGTCGGCGCGGTGGCCTTGTTGTAGAGTTTCAGGAAACGAAGTGCGGCCGCATTGTTGCGCCCCATGACACGGAACACGCGGCCGGGAGCGTTCTTCACCAACGTCGGATTTGCCGAGGCAAGTGCCGAAACCAGACGCGTCACGCTCTCCGGACCCTTGCCACTGTCCTCGACCTCGAGAAGCGCCCGGCCGTTTTCCGCGCGCGCCCACATGCGCCGGCCGCCGGAGAGCGCGCCGAAGTTCACGGGCGCCCGCCCGTTGTCCAGCGTCACGTAGTCGGTGGCGGCCAGCACAGACGCGGCCGCGCCGATATAGACGCGGGCACGATCGACGTCGCGGATCCGCAGAGAGGGATTGCCGCGCGAGGCGATCAGCGTCCAGGAAGCGTCCGTAAGGCTGTAGAGAGTGGCCATGTCATTTCCCCTTCCGGCAGAGTGGATCGGTGTTGCACTGCGCGTTATGCGCCACGACCTGCCGGGCGAAGGGCGGGTCCTGGTCGATGATGAAAGCCCGCGTCGCCGGGCTGGGCGTCAGGGCCGCATAGCCCGCCCCGTCATTCACACTTCCCGGCGCGCCACAGCCCGCCAAGGCGAGCGCAGAGATCAGCAGCAGACATGCGGTCAACCTGGTCATCGATGAGGCTCCTGTCTTTCGTCTGTTCGGTCAGCGCCCGCGCATCGCGCGCGGCCGTTTTTGCCTTCTCGCTCGCGGCGCCCTGGTGAAAGGCCAGCGCCAGCAGCAAGCCGCCGGCGATCACGAGACCGGCGAGGATGGCAAGGCGGCTCATGTCCGCCAGCCGTGTTTGAGGGCGAGCTTGTAATAGACCTCCGTTCCGACAGCCATCACGGCGCCGACGCCCATCTCGACGAGCTGCACAAGGTCACGATCGCCGATCAGGGTGTCGGCCGTCTCCTGGCTGAAATAGCCCTTGGCCATCAGCAACATCGCCACGTAGCGGACGAGAATGCGGGCAACAGGTGCGGCAATCATCATTTGCGTCCTCCGAAGACCCTGACGAGCGATGCGAGAAGCAGCTCGAGCCAGTTGCCCTTGACCTCCCGCCGCTCGATCGTGACCGGAGCCGGCGTCACGGGCACGGGCGACGGCCTGGGCGCGATCGGCGCCGGCGCCGCACCGGCAATCACCGGCTGATAGCCGGCCGCCCTCAGCGCCATCTCAAACGCCGTGGCATACCCCGCCACCTTGCCGGCGCTTTCGGTGCCGTTGATGATGCGGCGCGCGCTGCGATAGTCCGGCGTCACGCCGTCGAGATAGTCGGACAGCGCCTTGCCGGTGAAGCTGCCGTCGGTCATGCCTATGATCATGATCTCGACCGCGATCTCCGGCAGCATGGCCCGGTTGGGATCGCTCACCAGCCGCGAGCCCGGGATCAGCAATTCCATCTTCTGGTAGTTCGCCTTGTGCGTCAGTTGCACATAGCCGCGTCCGAGCCAGCTCTTGCCCGCCTCGTCCTTGCGCCAGTAGGGCGTCTTGACCCATGTCAGCTTGCCGTCCTTGAACGCCTTCTCGAGACGACGGATCGCTTCGTCGACATTGGTCGCCTTGGTCTCCATGACCGGCTGCATGGTCGCAGCCGTCTCGTGCCAGGCGGTGGCGAGCATATAGGCGAAGTGGACGAGCGGCACGGCCCGGGCCTTGGCGGCCGCGATGATGAGGTCGAAGCCCTGGCGCTGGCTTTCCGAAAAACCCTTGAGCTTCAGCCGCGCCCGCGCCTCGTCGAAGAAAATGCCGCGATCCATGAAAAAGGCTCCAGCCTGGTTGTAACTGGAGCCGAGTGTAAGGGGTGACGGGGGGCGTCAAATGCGCTCGTAGAAAAGGAGAATCACGCTAAGGTAGCGCCCGCCTAGTCCATTCCGCAGGTGATCTCGAATGCCGAAGAAACCACAGGTGCTCTCATTTCAGGCTAGAGAAATATTCGCGGCGGCAGAAGCATATCGGATATCATCCAACATTCTGGTCCAAGCGTTCCATCGAAATGGCGTACAAGTGATGGTTCCCGCGATCACATTCACCGCCTTTTCCTGCGAACTGTACCTCAAGACGTTAATCACGATGGAACAGGGTGGATACGTCAGCGGCCATAATCTGACGGATCTTTTTCATCAGCTCCATCCCACAACTCGGGACCGAGTGGAAAAAATAGCGACGGAGCAGATTGTGATAAAGAACCAGCGCTTTGAAAAGCTGGCGCGGAACCAAGACTTCAAACCACCTCCCGCGCTCGACTTTGCCGAGTCATTGAAACGTAGCAATCACGCTTTCATTAGCATGCGATACCCATTCGATCGAGGCCGACCGGATCAGCAAGCCTGGCACGCGACGGAAATATTGCAGGCTATTAGGACCCTGATCCTGGAGCGCGAGCCGGGTTGGTTTCTGCCTCCGCCCACAGATATGGCAGTCAGCATAGAACCGCCCGACAGACCAGATCGGATGGAACCTGATCCGGAAAGCATTTCAATGTCCTTTAAATGGAACGGGCAATCGGCAGATGACGAAAACTGGCCAGTTTGGCGCTTTCCTACGGGGCCAAGTAGTCGCGCGCAGGATCCCACCTAGACGGGCTCCGCCCAGTGATATCCAATACCTATGCTCGACGAACTGTTGAATACGAGGTACCAAAGACCGTTGAATGACACAAACTTGCAATTGAAAGGATTTGTGTCCCACTCTCCGATGTTTCTGGGCACAATCTCTCCCCGATTGATGAAGCTGCCCGGCGAAAGATCGGGAGTGGTTACGTATTGCACACCGTTGACACCGTCGAGCGGGCTGATCAGAAGATGGTACAGACCTCCCCAGTATTGCGCATCACCCAAAAAGCTCGCTCCGAAATTATACAGGTGATCGTCTGATATGCGCACAGGGGACCCTCTCGGGTTACCATCCGGGAAAGTTGCAGCCATAATCCCGCGTACCGACGAAAGGTTTTGCCCAGTCATGAGCAGCTTCGGTTTCCCGTCATGGCCCAAAGGCACATAATTTGGCACATACTGGTCCAGCGCGTCCCCACCAGATGCACTGCGCGGCAAGATGGGTCCATCCTTGACGAGCGTCTTTCCGTCCGCCGTAATGAACCGACAGATCGTCACGTCGTCCCCCCCTGCACCACTGCCATTAGCATTGGCTTGGTAGAAACCGAACCCTCCGGCGTCGTCGCGATACGAGGAGGTTATCTGTGCATCGCCCCAATCAGGAGAGCCTTCCGGTCCCAGGTCAAGCACAGGCGTGGAAGAGTAGCGCGTCAAACTGTCCAGGTTCGGCCCTACGGCTAACCCTGATCGATCCTGAATCTTTGTCGCAATGTAATAATTATGCAGATTGCCATCCGGATCAATCCAGAGCGAATAGTCTAGAAGTCGCGTCGGTACTGGCATGAACACGTTGGTTCCGTCGAAATTTCCGCTGCCATCCGGTGTGAAGATCGGCCCCGGCGCGCGATGCCAATTGGCGCGCACCCAGGGCAGATCGGGGGGCGCCTCTGCTTTAGCAAGGCTGAGCCGAAGCGCCGACGACGCAAGCATTCCGGCCCGGATCATAGGAACAATGGCGTGAGTATCGCCACCCCCGCACCGCCAGCAGGTGCCGTTCTAGCCTCTACTGTGGAGGAAATTGCGCCAGATGCACCTCCACCGTATTTTTTGCCAGGAGTGCCGGAGGAATTCGACGGCTGTCTCGCCCCTCTACCAAGGAAGCTGTCACCGCCAAAACCAGTGGGCTGTCGCACACCGCCTATGACAAGTCCAGGATGACCATCTCCCCCTGGGACGCGAAGATGTCCGCCGGCCCCGCCAGTGCCTCCTATTCCCCCGAGCGACTGCAACGTGCCCGTTGAAAATGCACTGTCGGCACCAACGCTCCCGGGCGCGCACGTGATGAACGCGCCGAAGCTGGCAAAAGCAGAGGCAGAGGCAGCCGGGATCGTCACCAATACGGTCCCGAGAAGTCCGTCGCTCATGGCGACAATACCCTCGGCATATTCCCCACCACCGCCACCGCCTGCGCTTGCTTGGCCCGTGCCGGTCGCGAGCGTATTTCCACCCTTAGCGCCTGCCGCCTGCAACTGTACGTAAAAGCCAACACAACCCTCCGGCCTGGTCACCTCGGTCGTGGTCTCAATGCGGATCGGCGTTCCCAAGCGGTACGCCACAATAGCTTGCTCCAGCAGCCCCCAAAGTTTCCAGACACCAGGACTTTCCTGATAAGCCTGCACGAAGCAGTCCTGACCTGCCGTCTTGGCGTTGAAGCCATCTGGGGGCTTGATCTCAACCCCACCGGAACCGACTATCGAAATTTGGCCAGTCCCTGTTTGCATGACATTGAGGAATGCTCCCACTGGGAAAACGCCGTCGGGAATGACAAAGTCCGAACCGGTCGCATAGCTGATCCGCACGAGTTTGTAGTTCGCGTCACTCAGCACTGCCACATATTCATCGGCTTCCACGACGGGCTTTGGCGTGAGATAACCGGCGTGTTCGGCCGCCTGATCAGCGTATTCCCGCGCCGAATTTGTGCCCGCTCCTCCCGGAAGAGTACCGGCCGCCCAAGCCTCGGCGAGCTCCGCGTGCTCGCCGGCCGCCTGAGCATAACCCTGCGCAAGCTCGATTTCCGAAGCAGTCGGCCCCGCGACCATGCGCTTGCCACTGACCATCAGTGTATCGCCGTCCTCGAGGTCGTCGGACATGACATAGCCGTCACCGAATTGCACGGTAACGCCGCGATCCACATCGCGCCGCAGCTCCTGGAGAGTGGTCGCCTGTTTGCTCAGCTCCCTTTCCAGCGCATTCGGATCAATCCGCGTCCCGTTGACCACGCCGGCGGTGCGCTCGTGCACCCGCCTGGACTGAACCTTGATCCGCACCGTCGAGGGCATGTTCGCCGGGAAAGCAATCGAGAAGGTATCGAGCGCCGCTCCCGTCGTCTTCGTCACGGTCGGTGAAGCTTTCGACCAGGTCGCCGCATCGTCGGCCCGGGTCCACACGTCGACATCGTCGATGTCGAATACCTTGAGGTCGAAAGGCCCGTAACTCGCTGTGTCGTCGCCGCGAAAAATCACCTCTTCCCGGCTCTCGCGCGAAATCGGATAGGGATTGGTCATGGCTCTGGCCCCGGCTGATGGAATATCAGCCAAGGCTAAGGCGAGTGGTCAGGCGTTCAGTGAGATCAGCCGCCGGCCTTCTTTGCAGGCGGTTTGCGCTCGGCTTCCTGCAGGTTCTTCGGAAGCGGCAGGCTGGAGCAACGCAGATGAATTTCGCGGGCGAACAGGCGCCGCGCTTCCTCGCGCTCGGCATCGCTGGCCGCAGCGATCGGAATGCCGAAAGGCCCGAGAAGCAGACCGGAAGCGAGCCCGATCGCAACGCGGGAGCCCACCTTGTTGTCGAATTCCAGCGCCTTGAGCCGGATCTCGCGGCACTCGGGCGTGTCCCATTTCGGATCCTTGGTCGAAAGCGAGGCAGCGTATTTGTCCGGCGTGGACGTACAGCCGGCCAGAGCCGCGAGCGAAAGCAGAATCAATGAAGTCTTGCGCATGAATTCCCCCAGATAAACCCCTTTACAAATGGCAACCTATGCGGGTTTTCAACCGGGCGATAGAGCCGTCACTCCTCAGTCCCCAACGCCGTCGAAAAATCCGGCAGCCGGTTCGGCGTCATCGCGCCGGGCTCCCACCAGAACGAAGCCCGGCGCTTCTGCGCCTTGAAACTTTCCTCCGCCTCCGGATCCGCCAGCCACTGCAATTGATCGACGAACATCCGGCGATAGGCCGATCGGGTGGCAGGATGCGAGGAGAGGATCGGGGTGTAGCGCCCGACATATTTGGAGGCATTGCGGCCGAGCTGCTGATCGTCTCCGCCGGGAATGATGGTCTTGATCGCCCGCAGCGTCACATCCAGCGTGTCGCCGACAAAGCTTGCGCCCGGCCCGGGCAGCGTCTCGGCAAAGCTCTGACCAAACTGGTTTTCCGCCCGGTTGACGAAGTCGGCGAACAACCCGCCGCCACCGCCCTTGACGAAGGCCTTGCCCCAGAAGCCGGGCGAGGTCATATCCTCCGGATCCTTGCCGTTCAGCACGTTCGAAACCTGCGTATAGAAGGCAGCGCCGAACATCAGCGGAATCGCCATTGATGCGAAATACCACCCGCCCCGGGCCACCTTGCCGCCGCTCGATCGACCGAGCATCGAATAGACGAAAATCGCCTCGAGCTGGCGCGCGGTGAAGCTCATCCCGAAGGACAGGAACTGCGAACCGAATTCGGCCACCTCGCCGAGGATCGTGCCGCGCTGCGTGCCGCCGGTCAAAACGCTCTTGATGCGTGGGTCGCCGGCCGGCACCGATCGTTCCGACCATTGCGTGATCAGCTCGGCATATTTCTCGGCAAGCCGTAGATCCCCCGTCTTCTGATAGACCCCGCCGGGATCGAGAAAGCCGAGCTCGTCGACGGCCGATCGCATCTTGTGCCAGTCGTCGGCCGAGATATCGAACCCCTCCATCGTCTTCTTCAGAAGGTCCGGCATGTCGATCCAGTCGGTATCCTTTTCGGCATAGCCGCCAAGCGTCTCGTGCCAGGCGCCAGCCTCGACACGCTTGCGCGCATCGGTCATCGGAATGAGCGCATTCCATGTCAGCGCGCGATCCGTCAGATACTGGCTCCACTCATTGCCGAACATCTGGTCGACAAAGCGCGCCTTGTCGTTGGCGGCATGCAGGAAGTCGTCCCAGATCACCGCGCGCCGCGCCATGGCCCGCCGATCGCCGTCCCGGGCAAAGCGTTTCAACATCGACATCATCGTCGAGGTCACCGGCAGACCCGCCAGCCGGCGCGCCGCGGCCGAGACGAACGGATCCGTCGCGGCCGCCAGGATCCCGGTGGAGCCGAGCATGGCCGAGGTGGCGAGATTGCGGATATCGCCGGCGAACTGCGCCGGCGCATCCCAGACCGTCCCGCGTCCGCGCATCTGTTTCCACAGGCTGTCGATCCGGTATTCGGCCGACTTTCCTGCCGACATGCCCGGTACCTTCACACCCTCGATCGGCACGCCGGCGGCCTGGCGCTTGCCGATCTCGGCGCGCACCGCCTGCTTTGCCCATTCGACCGTGGCATCCGGGTTCGGCCCAAACCGCTCCATCGCGGCAATATCCCCGGCGAGATTGTTGATATGGCCGAAAATCGTCTGGATCGCATCGCGCTTGCCGAACTGCTCGTTGTAGGTCAGCCAGCTTTTCGCATCGCGGAAGATCAGGAACCTCGCATCCTGGTAGCGGCTGGCGATCTTGGCTTTGCCGAACCGCCGGCTTTCCGGCTTGCGATGCGCCCAGCCGTCGGAGACGATGCTTTCATAGACATAATCGAGCGAGGCATCGATGCCGTCGGCGCCGATCGCCTCGCCCGTGTTCGGGTTCGTCATCGCGTCAGGGTCGAGCAGCGGCCGGATGAAGGCTTTCCATTTGTCGCGGCCCATCTTCTGGATCGCCCGGGCGTCATGGCTGTGCGGCAACCCGTGGTCCTTGCGCTGCGGGATATTGCCGCCGGCGGCGTTGAAGCGCTTGCGCAGATCCTCGAGCACGCCCGAAAGCGCATTGGCCATCGCCCTGGCCGTCTGGTTGCCGGTCGGCTCGCCATGCAGCGCCGTGACGAGATCCGGTAGGTCGACCGTGTTTTGCCGCAAGCCGAGACCTTTCGACCGGCGAAAATGATACATCACGTCGGAGAGGTCGCGATGCGCCATGGAAATGATCGCATGCTGGCGCCCCTGCATCGAGAAGGTGCCCTTATAGCCGTTATGCACCATTAGCGACAAAACCGCGTCCAGCTGGTCCGGCTTGCCCTGCAGGTCGCGGTAACCTTCGATGAAGTCGGCCACTTCTTTTCGCCGCGCCTCGGCAAGCAGAACCTGCCGGCGCTTTTCCTTGGCCTCGCTGCGCAGCGCATCGACCACCTCCTGCCGCGCCGCCATGGCGGCCTCCGCCTCGGTCATGCCGGCACGCTTGCGCTTGAACCGCGCCTCGTAATAGCGATGCAGCTCCTCGGCCTGGCGCGAATTGATCGCCCCTTGCTCGACGGCGGAATTCAGGCAGTCTCTCAAGCTCATAGCTTGCAGGCCTCCAAAAGATCGGCGTGAAAATTGTCTTCGTCGGCAATGGCCAGCGCCTCGCGCGGGCTGATCAGCGACACATGGCCGTCGCCGTCCTCGATCGGCAGCAGCTCGTAGAGGCTCCGATAATTGCCGTTGGCATCGACTTCCGGATCGCGGATCTCGCCCGCCTGCTCCTCGGCATAACGCATGGCCGTATCGTCGTAGGGCTCCGCCTCCCGCTCCGGCCGGATCCGCTGCCCCTCGATCAGATCAGCAGCCGCCGGCGGCTCCGCAGCCCGGGCCGGCGCTGCGGCCGGGCTCCCGGCCCGCTCCGCCCTTGTCGCCGCATCCTCGGCACGCACCGTCGCCGCCTCGATCCGGCGCGCCGCCTGGTCGAGATCCTCGGCAAAGAACGTGTCGGCAATATCCGCGATCGCCGCCTCGTCGCCCCCATAGGCGCGCTCGTACTGGTCGGCCGTCAGCGTCGAAAGCCGCCCCGCCTCCTCCTCGGCATAGATGCGCTCGACGAGATCCGGCGACAGGTTGTTGTCCGGATCCTCGGCATACCGCATCGCCGCCTCGTAGACCTTCATCTGCGCCGGCGTGGCATCCTGCGGAATCGTCACCTCGTCGAGGACACGCTCTTCGAAACTGCGATTGAGCATGTCCAGCCGATCGGGCGTCAGCTCGATATTCATCGCCCGGGCCAGCGTCTCGACATCGCCCGGCTCCGGGCGCCCCTCGATGACGCGGGCGGCGATATCGGCGCCGCCCTCCCCGAGCTTGTAGATCCGCGCGAGCTCCGCGCCGCCCTGCACGGTCCCGCCAAACAGCGCGCCAAAAGTCGCCGCGATCCCGACATTCTTCAGCGCGTCGTCGAGCCCGTGTTCTAGCCCGGCCGCTTTCTTGCGCTCCTGGCTTGCCGCCTGCAGCACGGCCTCGGTCCCGCCATTGACCAGCGCTTCCTTGATGATCACCTCGCCGATGCGGCCGGCCACCGTGCGCGCCGTGTTGGCACCACCGCCCGTCACGGCCAGCGCCCATTGATACGGATCCTTGGCCGAGCCCGTAAGGCCGCCGATCAGGCCGGCGGTAAACCGTCCGGCCATGCCGAGCTCCGGCGCCGCCATGGCTTCCTTGGCTGCCTTGTCGGCCTCCTGCATGCGCCTGGTCGCCCTGCCCTCGATATCGAGCTGGATCAGCCGCGCTTGGGCCGGAAACTGGTTCATCAGCGCCGCGCGCTGCTGTTCGAACCGCTCCATCGCCACGCGCTTGCGTTCGTCGATCCATTCCGTTCCGGTCCCGCCAGACATGGTTGGGTTGGGCCGCGCCTCAAAAGTCCCGCGCCGCATGTCGATATCCATGGGATTGTCGATCGACACGCCGGTCGCCTGCTTCACCTCGTCGATATAGGACTGGTAGGACGCCCGGAAATTCTCTTGGGATGCGTTGATGTTCTCGATCGACACCATCACCTGGTCCGTCGCCGAGACGGCCTTGCCAAAAGCCTCGGCCCAGCTTTCCGGGCCGGCCGAAACGCTCTTCGGCAGCTGGTCGAGCTCCGCCAGGATCATCGATAGGCCTCCGGCACCCGGGCCTTGAGGCCGGCCATGTTGGCGAGATCGAGCAACAGGGGTTTGCCCTTGTCGTCGGCGATGAACATCGGATTGCCCGATTGCGGGTCGCCCTGGGCAAACACATAGCCGCCCTTGACGGCAACCGGCACGGCCTTCTGCAGGTCGGCCGCCGTCCAGGCGCGGCCGTTTTTCGCCTTCACCCCGCCGAGATCCGCATCGGTGATGGCGCCCACGACGTCGCTGAAACGGTCGGCCCGGATCGACGGCGCCACCAGCACCGACTTTTCCCGGTAGAACATGCCGGCATCGTAAGTGCCGAAACCGCCATACTGGACGCCGCCGACGAAGCTCGCGCCGGCGGCCTCATTCAGCGCCTGCCGATAGACCGGCTTTGCATCCTCGGATTTGGGATCGATGCCGGCATCATAGAGACGCTTGCGCGCGATCGCCGCCGCCTGGGCGTCGAGCCGCTTCACCTGGTCGGGCGCATAGGCAAGCGCCGGCGCGGCGATCTTCTCCGCTTCCGGCATCCGCTTTTTCGGCTCCATATCAGGATAGGCCTTGCCCTCGGGCGTTTTGCCATAGCCGGCCATCAGGTCGCGCGCCGCGTTCATGTCGCCGCCCACAGCCATGATCTCGCCGGCACCCGACAGCGCCGGCGCCGTGTCGCCGAGCTCGGCCAGGAGACGCGGAGCATTGCGGTCGGCCGCGTCGACGAGGCCGGCCGCGATCGACAACCCGCGTTCCGGGTCGGCCTTGACGGCCGCCTCGATCGTCTCCGCCTCACCCGGCCGGAAATATTTGGGCGTCACCCCGAAATGCCGTGCCGCCGCGTCCGCCTGGTTGACCCGCTCGGCAAAGGCCGACGAGATCTGGTCGGGATCGACATCCCCCTCGAGGGGCAGCCCCGGCGATGGTGGCAGGATACCGAAGCGCTCGGCAACGCCGATCGGATCGGATGCCAGCGCCTTGCGATGTTCGGCCACGGTCTTGCGGGCAAAATCGAGATCGTCGGGCGTCGCCTTGTCGCCGAGCAGGGACGGCAGTTTCTTTTCCACCTCGCCGATCGGAAGCGTCCGGATCGCTTCGGAAACCTTGAGGCGCGACAACGTCGAGCCGACGATTTCCGCCCCACGCGGCGCCGTCTTCGCATCCAGCTGAAACCGCGCGAGCTCGTCGGCCGAAACCGGCAGGCCGCGCGCCAAGCGTTTCGCCATGTCGTCACCGCGCTTGGTCAGATCCGCATCCGACTTTTCGTCCTGGGTCACGCGCGCCTTTTCAGCGGCCATCAGACCGGAGGAGATGCGCTCCCAGTCGCCGGCATCGACGCCCTCGAGCTTGCCCTCGGCATAGTCGCGCGTCATCTCCTCGCGCATGGTGCGGATCTCGGCCGCCGTCTTCGTCGCGGCCTGTTTCGTGTAGAACGTCGTCATCAGGTCGGAGCGCCCAGCCTTCTTCGCCCTGGTGGCGTCGTCGGCCGTGATGATCCCGCGTGCGACCGCGCTGTCATAGTGCTGGTCGATCGTGCCCTGCAGCGCGGCGAGCTCCGCCTCGCCGGCATCGCTGTTGGGATCGAGGCCGGCGAGCAGCTGGCTCTTGGTGTTCTCGAATTCCTGCACGCGGTCGATGAAGGCAGACCGATCGACAACGAGCCGCTTTTCTTCCGCCAGCTTGTCGGCCTGCGCGATCTTGCCCATGGCGCGCTTGCGAAAGGCAAGGCTGTAATCCGCGTCGATCTCTTCGAACAGATGATCCTTGCGATGCGCCGTCAGGAGCTCGTCATAGGCCTTGCGCAGCTTGGCCGGATCGTCCTTGTAGGCGTCATAGACCGCATCCTGGTCGGCCATCATCGTGAGCTCGAGCTCTTCCGCATAGGTGCGGGTCCCCGCCACGTCATAGGCCCGACCATAGATCGTGTCGGATCCGCTCGGCCGGAAACCACCCGCCTTGCCCGCCGCCATCGTCACCGGCCGCTCGACCGGGGTCACCTCGACAGGACCAACAGAAGAAGGCGTCGGCATGGTCTTGTAGGAGGAACCGGCCGCATCCGGCTGACCCAATGCATAGGCGAGCCGGCTGGCAAAGCCATGGCCTGCGGTCGGGTTTTCCGGGGTCCATCCGGCCGGCCGTTCGTAATCCATCAGGGCCGTGACAGCCGACCGCACGTCCGAAGCGCCAAAGAACTTTTCACCGGCCGACTTTTCCGACGTTCTGAGTTCGTTGACGGCCCAATCGAGCTGCGCGGTCAGGTCCTCGGCCGATCGCCCGGACTGAGCGGCGAACCGCCGCAATCCAGTCTGCCGATCGCCGCGCCATTGCATGATCCCGAACGCAGACCCATTGTCCCCGACCGCAGTCGTATTGAACGCGCTCTCCTGCATCCCATGACCGACGAAAGCATTGGCCTGCACGGGCGAGAAGCCATGTTTCTCAATCAGGTAGGACCGGGCCTGTTGCGCGGCCGCATTCGCCTCACGCGGCGAGACACGCACCCCGCCACGCGCGCCGGGCACATGCCCCGCTTGGCCGTTGACGCTCGCCGTGCCGCTCTCGCCGCCGGCAACCGTCATCTGACCGGGCGCCGCCTCCATCGCCGCCCGACGGCCGGCCATCTCGCCGGCGATCGCCGCCTGGCGGTCGGCCTTCTGGCCGAACTGATCGGCCATCCGGGCAAGGCCCGCCGCGATCTTGCGCTCGAGATCGCCGCCGCCCTCGCGGGAAACGCCGAGCAGTCCCTCGGCCAGGAGGGGTTGAGCCCGGAAGGGTCGATAGGAGACGCCTTCGCGCCGCTGGTTTGCCATAGATTACGCCCCCCGACCGGCGATGCCGGAAAAGGCATCGATGCCCGTCATAATTCCATTGAGAACGCCCACCGACTTTGCCTTTTTCGCGCGCCGCCGGAAGTTCACCTCGCGCTCGCGCAGCCGCGCCACGCGCGTCTGTTCCGTGCCGACATCGCTGGTCAGCGCCAGATCGGCCTCCCGGAAAGCCTCCTTGCGCGCCTGGGCCGGCGTCCCGAACGAAAGATCGGTGCTCGAGGCAGCATAGGCGACGTCCTGCTCGCCGATCTGGTCCATCATCGCCTGCTTGATCGAAGTGCGCCGGTTGATCCCCTGCAGCGTCTCGAGCGGCACCTCGCGCGCGGCATCGTCGGCGGCAAGGTTGAGCTGCTCGGCCTCGGCATTGCCGGCATTGATCGAGGCGACCAGGCCCAAAAGTCCGGTTGCGCCCTGCAGGATCGAGGCCGCCGAGATGCCGCCGGCGGTCGCACCCGCCGCAGCTCCGCCCGCAGCGGCCGTTCCGGCGGCCGCCGTGCCCCCGCCGACGAGCGACGTGAACATTCCAATGATCATCTGCGCCATCTAAAGCTTGACCTCCGGCACATAGTCCCGCAGCCGCAACCGGCCGGGCCGTTTCTGTGTGATCGTGATTGTGGGCGCCCGGCTGACACCGTTCAGTCCGGCGACCAGCACTTCGCCGGTAAAGCCGACTTTGGGGGCCGAAAGATCGTCGGAGATGCGGTTGAGCGGCACGTCTTTCGCCGGCCGTCCATTGGCGCCGATCGCAAGACTGGTCGAGTTGATGACATAGAGCGCTGCAGCCTTCACGGCGCCCGGGCGCTTCACCACGCTGTCATCCTGCAGCACCCGGAAATAGGGCATGCATTCGTAGACGGGCGGTTCCCAGATCCCGATCACCGCTGGTTTGGAAGGCGCCTCGGCAATGGTGATCTGCCCGGAAGACACGGTATAGGGACCATAGATGTCTCCCTCGATCTCTGCCCAGACTTCGCGCCCTTCGTGAACGCCAAGACCACCCGCCACACCGGCTCCCGATGTCGTAGCGCGGATGCCCGCCTGAAACAGGTTCTGCGCCGGCTCCTCGAGGACCTCGACCGACGGCACGCCATTCCGCTCGATCACAAGCCAGATCTGCTCGGATCCGTCGACACAATGGGCCTTGACCAGGCCGCCGCCATGCACACCCCATTCCGCCGGCGCCACGATGTTCTGTTCGCGCGCCTTGTTGACAATCAGGCAGACGAGACGGCCGTCGTCGCGGCGGATCCAGTTGCGTGTCGTCGTGCTCTCGGCAATCTTCCGCTGCACCACCTGGTCCGCCATGAGGCGCAGGATATCCTTGGCCAGATCGTTTTCCGGCGTCGGGGTATAGGTCGTGGAGACCGCGTCATAGACGATCGAATAGAGCACACCGCCATCGGGAGAGACGAAAAACAGGAGACCGTCGATGATGACGGGCGTGCAGTTCTTCCGGCTGCCGATCTCCGAAGCGCGCACGAAGTTGAGAGGATCGTTCCGGTTCACCGTGCGGTTCGAGGCAAACCATTCCGCCTGATCGGTGAAGACGACGAGATAGGTGTTGTCGACGACATGATAGATCGTTTCCGACGTGCTCGAGCGCAGCGCATCGAGGCGCGCGGCATTGGCCGAGGTCGCCTCGATGTTCAGGTTGAAATATTCGCCGCTCTGCGACTGCGCGATCGCGGCCGGGCGCGCGGCCGGCGCGTAATAGGCGGCGCGGTCCTGATAGAGCGCCATGCCGGCAAAGCCGCCTTTGCTGGCGGAAACCAGCGGTTCGCCGCTCGTCTCGCCGATCGTCACATGACTGACCAGGGCGGAGGCTTCCGACGTGTTTACGACATTGGCATCGAGCTGATATTCGGCGCCGGAAAGAGCGCCGGAAAAGGTGACGCGCAACACCCTGTATCGCGTCGATTCAGCGGTAAAGGCGACGGTCACGCCGGCGCCAAAGCCGGCAAGCGTGTTGATTGCCGACTGCAGAGCAGAAGCAAGGGTGTTCCAGTCGGCAGTGACAGAGGCGTCCGGCACGGCAGCGAGCGAGACGGACGGCACCACGACCCCGTCCAGCTTACAGGACAGCGTGATGCCGGGCGCATCATTTGCCCAGCGGATGAAGATATCCCAGACGTCATCGGTCTTGGTGTAGGTGCCGCCGAGATCCACCTCTGGGATATTGGCGAGCGGCCAGCTCGTCACGCTCCATGAAGTGTCGTCGCCAGCATTGCGCGAGATCCTGAGGCCCACCCCGTTGTTGAGCAGCGGGTGGAAAACCCCGAATGTATTGGCCTCGCCAAAAAACTTGAGATCGGCGACCATGTCCGACGTGATGGAGGAAATCGTCAGCGTCGCCCGCTTCGCCCGGTCATTGCGCCAGATCTCGCATTTTCCGGCGGTAAACAGCAGCACGTAGGAGAGCGTCGCATTGACCTTGAGAACGCCCCATTTGCAGGCCGAAGAGAGCGCCGACCCCACATAGGCGGATCCCGGCATATTGGCAAAGCCCGCCTGCGCGATCGGCTCGAAACCGCGCATCAGCTTGGCGGCCGAATAATATTGTTTCAGCCCGACCTTGCCCTGCAGGTCTTCCGACATCTGGCCGGCATTGGCCGAGCTTTTTAGAGGACCGCGCAAGGGCATCAGGAACCGACCCTGTGATAGAAGATATCGTCAAAGCCGGAGCCGGCGCCCTGCCCGCGCACGGAAGTCACGGGATTGTCGTTCTGCATCGGCTCCCCGACCGGGTTGGAGGCCTTGTCCTGCGCCATCAGCCGGCCGAACAGCCCGCCGGTTCCCTGCATCGACGAGGTGCCGAAAGCTTCCTGAAGGCGCCCGTCCCGCATGTTTTCGTCGTTCCACACGGGAACGGCGAGATAGCCGCCATAGGCCATGACGAAGGCCGCGCGCCACTCCGGCGGCCAGGCCGAAGGATGCACCTCACATTTCACCAGCGACCAGGTCTCTGCCACATTGCAGAACAGAACCCCCTCCTCGATCGTGAACTCGCGCAGCGGCCGCGGGCTGGCCCCCGCCTGGTCCATCACTTTCAGAGGGTTTCCGATGCGCGTGCCCGGCAGGTCGAAGCCGTAGCGCCAGCCGTTTTCCGGCGTCTCGTCGCGACGGCGGTTCCTGAAGGTCTTGCGGGCGAAGCTCCAGTCGTGCATGCCGAGGCATTGGTCGACTGTCCGCTGCCAGGCCGCTTCGCAGACTTCGGCGAGATCCGAACCGTCGTCGGTGGAGAAAATCGGGCCGACGCCAATGTCATTCAGCGTCCAGTTGATGATCGTGTGTTTGTCGATCGACATCGAAGCGCCCCGAAAAGAAAAACCGTGGCCAGAGACTACCGGCCACGGTCGATCGTTCAGTGAGGTCAGCTTGCCGTCAGGTGCCGGCAGCGTCGTTGTTGTAGCTGACGGTGACGTTGCCGCTTGCCGGCACAGCCGTCACGATCATGCTGATACGGTCGAACGTGCCATCGGCATCGATAACCGCATCAATGACAGAACCGACCGTGAGCTGCTCGCGGACGGTGTTGAACCATCCAGCCGTGACGACTTCAGCGGCCGTTTCATTGGCTGCATAGTTCATGAAATGCACGATGCGGTTGCCCGGAAGGGTCACCGAATTGTAGCGGCGGAGATGTTTCGGATTTGCAGGCATCGCCTTTGCTCCTGGAATGATGTTTCACGAGAGGATCAGCGGCCCGTCGCCGGGCCACTCGATTCATCAGGCCGGACGGACGACGTCGGCGATTGCCTTCATGCGGATGCGCTTCACGCCTTCGGGAAGGATACCCAGCGCGGCTCCGGAGAGCTGTACCTTGCAGAGCCAGGGAGTGCCTTCCCAGATCTCGACCGGCGTCAGGGACATATTCTCCTTGTCCCATTCGATTTCTGCGCCGACCGCGTCGCGGGTCCACATGAAGGTGTCGAGGTAATTAGACGCGTTCCAGCCGGAAACGTTCGTCACCCCCTCGACATAAGCGCCCGTGCCGAACGTGAAATGCTCGTCAGGAAGCGCCATGATGTGCACCCCGTCGTACGTCTTCTTGTAGACGGCCGAGGCGCGCGCGAACGGCAGATCCTTGTCGCCGGTATAGTCGCGGTTCGAGAATTCCTTGTACATCTCGAGCTGCTTGAACCACATATAGGGGATCGGCCAGAAGCACTCTTCATCGGAGCCGGCACCGCGGATCTGCGCACAGGCATTCGTCAGGTGCAGAATGTCGATGCGGGCGCTGCCGTCGCCGATCGTATTGACCGTCTGCGGCAGGTCCGGCAGCGACGAAGTCGCCGCAGCGAAGGCGTTGAGCGCCGTCAGCTTCATGTCGTCGCGCTTGCGGCGAACGGCCTTCGACATTTCCTTCGAAAGGGCCGCCTCTTCGGAGACGGACATCTTGCGGGCATCCTGCGGGCGAAGGGTCGCGCTGGCTTCGAAGTCGTCGACCTGGACGCTCACAGTCTGCAGGGTCGGGCTGGAGAGCGTCACTTCCTGGATTGCACCGGAAAGCTTGTACATCTTCACGCGCCCGCCGATGACCGGGAACTTGATCAGGCCTGCGCCGCCTTCACCCTTGGTCATCGTACCGTCGAGGTACCCGCCCATGGACGAGTAGCGCGCGACGATCTGGTCTTTGATTTTCTCACGATAGAGAACATTGGCATTATCGGTCATGTCGGACCCTCAGGTTGATGATGGACGAAATCACCGTGAGGGCCGATTAGCCGGCGTCTTTCAGGGTCCTGTGAAGGATAGCCATCGACGACCAGGTCGCTCCCGTCCGGTTAGCAGTGCGATGCTGCCACCGGGCGGAAGCCGTTCAGTGCGCTACGAGCCAAGGAGCTTTGTGTAATCGCGCTGCAGCTCTTCGTAGCTTGCACGGTCGAATTTGGGATTGCCCCAGGTATTCTCCGGCAACGCGGCCCGACGCTGCAGATCTGCCCGCGCATCCGCCGCGCCATTCTGCCCACTGAGGTTCATAGCAACGCTGCTCGGCTTGCCGCCGGCCATCGCCCGCATGTGCTCGAAGAACTCGTGTCCCCGCGCCGTATCGCCGAGCATGGCCTTGGCAAACTCGGCAGCCTCCTTGGAAATCCCTGTCGGGTTCTGCTCGCTCTTCACCATCGTGTCGACGAAGGCAAAGTTTTCCGTCATCCGCCGTTCGCGTGCCGCCTTCTGCTCGGGTGCCGCCAGGTGCTTTGCCGATTCCGGCACCAGGAGCGCCTTTTCCGCCTCGTGATCGACAGGTGGCTCCAGGATGCCCATCTCCGCCGAGGCCGACATCATTTCCATGACGAGGCCCTGATACTGCGCCTTGGAAACCTTCAGTTCCGCCGCCTTTGCCGTGACGCGGTTCCAGAGATCGTCCTGCATCATGTCGTTCAGATGCGGTTTGATCGTATCGGGGATCTCTGTCCCGAACTCGCCATAGGCCTTGGGATCGGCAGGAACGCCCGCCTCCGCATCGCGCTGGCGATAGCCGTCCACGGCCTTTTTCAGGTTGTCGATCGTCTCCTGATCGGTCTTGCCGAGCATATGGTCGGGCAGTCCGTCAGGGCGATAGGCAGAGCCTGCAGGGGCGGGAGATTGCGGAGGCACCCCTGCAGGCGGATCTCCGGCACCCGATGGAGACGGGGTCGAAGACCCTTCGGAACCGGCCGGAGGAGTGGCCGGCGCCGAAGCCGCTGGCGCTGCGGGTGCGGCAGCAGCAGGCGCCGCGGCCGGCGCTGCGCCACCGCCGCCACCGCCGTCAGCGCTGAAAACGATCGGGTATCGGTCGAGGTAGTTTCTCATGATCCAGCTCCATTCTGGTTCCGTTGCGAGACAATATTGCCGCCCTTGGCGATGGCTTTGAGCATCAGCTCGGGGATGGCGTTGACGCCCTGGCGCACGGCCGCCGCCAGCGCCGTTTCCTCGATCGACGCACCTACCGGCCGGTAAGGCTGGCGGATCGAGACATCGAGCAGATACTCGATCATGGCTTTGCCCTGCGTCGTGCGCGAAAGCCCCCACATGAAGACGGCAAGCTCATCCTCCGGCAGCATGTCGGCCGGCTTGATGCCGAGCCGCTTCTCGATCACGTCCATGCCGCCCCAGCCGTCGCCGATCGCGCTTTGCTCGAGCAGGTCCATGGGCAGCGCCTCGCGCGGCGCAATCAACGGCCCGGCCATCAGGCGGCCGCCGGCATGTCAGAGCGCGCCATGTCGGCCATGGCCTTCGGCGCCTGCTTTGCCGCTTCCTGGGCAAACATCGCCATAAGCTGCTGGTCGCGCTCCTTGGCGATATCGTCCTCGATCTTCTTGCGATCGTCTTCGGAGGGGATCAGCGCCTTGTCGATCTGCAGGCCCTCGGCAATCCTGCCCATGATGGCGTCCTGGTTCTCGTAGAGCCGCGCCCGCTCCGGACCCGCAAAGGCCAGAACCATGTCGTGATAATTGGCGATCGCCGCCAGCCGATCGGCATTCAGCGCCGCCTTCATCGGCGAGCGAACCGAGACTGTCACGGTCAGATCGTCGATGTTGGTCACCTGCGGCAAAAGCCGGAATTCATAGAGGATCTCGGCGACGCGCGGCACGATGACCGGCATGATCTCGTTGACCAGGCGGCCGAACGCCCCGATATGGATATTCGTGCGCTGCTGAATCCGGGCGGCCATTTCCGAGGCCGATCGCGGCGTGCCCTGGTATTCCGGCAGGCGGGTATCGAACATCGCCTGTTTGATCTGCCCCTGCAGGTCGCCGACCAGCACGTTTGCAACGTTCAGCGAACCGGGTGTGTCGAGCCGGGTAATGTCCGGACCCAGAACACCCCCGGTCGATTGCATGGCCCAGAATTCGCCCGGCCCCATGCGAACCGTGTTCGGGTTGAAGGTGCCGCCGGAACGATAGCCCCAGATGCCGAGCATAGAGATGGCGGCCGTTTTCAGGGCCAGTTCCTGCACCTTGTTGAGCGTCTTGATCGTCGGAAGCGCCGTCAGAATGACGCCGCGACCGTAGGATTCGCCGGGGACACGGTAGTAGCGCGGCACGGCAATCGGCTGGGTCCGGTAGCGTTCATGCGCGATCGGAACCACGGACTGGTCGACATAGGCCACGAAGTGCCAGCCGCCATTCGGGTCCTGATCCTGGTAGAAGTCCTGGTAGAGCGTCGCGGTGCTGGAGTTCGACGACTTCGCCTTTTCAACGAAATCATCGGGGAACGTGCCGTTGGGGAACGCCCCGACGATTTGCTCGATCTCAAGCCCTTCCTGTTTCCACGAGACGAAGTTGACCCGTCCGAAAGCCTCGGTCCCGACAGCGATCTGGTCGAAGGGAATGGCGCAGAAATGCACCGGCTTTTCCGCCGTTCCCTTGACCGGCAGCAACGCGCCCGTGCCGACGGCGAGGTCGACGCACATTTCATGCACCGCCGTATCCCAATCGCCGGCAAGAAAGAACGGATGCATCAGCGAAGAGGTGTTCTCGAGGATCCGTTCCAGCCGGTCGCGCTCGGTCTTTCCCAGCGCCATCGCGGCGATCGGACCGGGCTCGAGCACGAATGTCGGCTGGCCGGCGGGGAAAAGATCCCGCTGCAGCTGCCCGGCGAAATACATGGCCGACATCGGTGCCGTCATGTCGAACAGCCGATCGGTGTATTTCAGCTTTCCCGGCCCGGCCGGCCGACGCATCGGCACGGCAAAATCATAGGCTTCCTGGTAGATCGACTGCCAGGGCGCGCGCCCGTCCCATACTTTGGAACGGCGTTTCTTGATCCTCTCGAGCTCGGGTTCGGCCATCAGTTGAGCACCGCATCCGAGGCGGTCGGCCCGTCTTCGAACAGCCGGCGGCCGCGCGGTGCACGGCGTGTGGCGGCAACAGCCGTATCCTTGCGCTGCAGCTCGGCCAGCTGCCGGTCATTGGCGACGCGCTGCAGTTCCCGGCTTTTTGCGGCCTCTGCCCTTGCGGCGCTGTCGCCGCCCCCGCCGAACAGTCCCTTGACGAACTTGCCCATGACCGATCCACCTCCAGAGGGTTCCCTGCTCGGGCACGAAGCCGACCAGGCGCGCCATGCGCTCACCGGCGGTATTGCCGGCCCAGACATGGCAAGTGATGACGGCTCCAGTCTCCGCGAGGCGGGAAAGCGTTAAGTGGGCATAGCGGCAGAGCGGCAGCATCCTCGCGCGTGCGCCCGCACGTAAGGCGAGGCAGAATTCCAGCCGCCCTCCGCGAGGCACCAGGAACGCGACGGCCAAAAGTTCCTCGTCGTCGAAGATCGCCAGACTGTCGCCGTTCTCGCGCTGCCAGAGCAGCGCCTTGCGTACGAGCGCACGCGATCCGGCCGCCTCGAGGCAATCGTCGAGGCTCGCCGGCGAGACCGCTCTCAGGCATCCCATACGTTGAAATCCCGCTTCGGCCCCTGCTGGGCGGCCTTCCGCTCGTCGCGCTGCTGCTGCAGTGACATGACGTTGCCGCCCCTACCGAGTTGCGCAGCAGCATCAATGACCCCGGCGACGCCGCGATGACCGAGGCAGAGATACTGCAGGCCGTCATGCGGGTGCGAATATCGGTTCTTCACAACTGCAACGTTGTCGGTACCACCTGCCGAAGCTTGCTTCGTCAGCTTGTAGTGCGACGCAAAGCCCCCAATGATCATCTTGCAGCGCGGATCGATGATTATCCGCGGCGTATTCCCATCAATCATCCCGGTCAGATACCAGCGCACTGCATCCTGACGGATGCCAGGCTCGTTGGTTTCCGCTGGCACGATATTCAGCGACAGCGCCTTGCTCACCGTCCCCATCCAGTGCAGCTCGCCGTTTTTCGTGTCGGCGCCATAGAAGGCCGCCGGATCTCCGAAGGCTTCACGGAATGGGAATCCGGCGAATTGTTGCAGCAACAGCTCGTAGAAGATCAGCGCAAAACGAGCGGCACCCGTGCCGGGCTCAGAGCAGACCTCGGCCAGCAAGCGCAGCTGGCCATTCGGCAGGAATTGCCCAATCACGCCGGCCGGGGATCCGCCGGCATCCATGCCGGTCGAAAGTGGCACCCCTGGCAACGGAGCGAGCGGCGAATCGGCAACATGGAGCCGTTGGTTGAATTCCGGATAGACCGGCTTTCCGTCCATCACATGCCCCGGCAGGCCATGCACCATCCGCCGCACCAGGTGTTCCGGCTGGGTTGCCGCCTCGAGCTCGTACGATGAGCGGGGTTTGCCCTTGCGGTTTTCCGCCGCCTGGTCGAGCCCGCCGGGCTGGTGAAACAGTTTGTAACCGGGCTTGCGCTTGTCCAGGTGCTCGCCATAGCCGCAGTCCTGCAGGATCTGGTGATCGACATCGGGCGGGTTCATGTCGCCCCAGTAGACGCGCGGCAAAACCGGCTCATTGTCCTCGACCTGCAGACCCATCTCCCGCATCGCCTGCCGCCCGTCGCGCGACACCCGCTCAAGCTCGGCCGGCGCAATCTGCTCGACCGGCGGGTAGCGCCCGGTTCGCTGGAAGAGAAGGCCATGCACATTCGGATCGAGGAGATCGCATTCGTTGCCGCTGGCCGCAGAGACTTCGTAGCCCTTGACGAACTGCTCGATATTGTGGTCGCCGATCGCGCCCGTTTCGAGGGTGAAATCGATTTTGATCTTGTCGGCGCCGCGCTGGACCTCCCACTGCAGCCGGTGCTTGATCGGCCTGTCCTGGCCACCTTCGTGGCTGACGGTCCACGGATGCGCCTCCGGAAACATCTCGTACCAGGACGCCAGATAGGTTCGGGCGAAGTCGCGATAGGTGTTGCGAACCACCACCTGCTTGAACCGCACCCAGCCATCCCGGCACACCGGCATGTAGCTGGCGGCGAGCGTCGGCCCCTTGACGACGGAGCAAACCGTTTTCCCGGAGCCCGCCGGGCCCATGATGAAATCGAGCGGCCCGCGCGAATTGATGAAGGCCCGGCCAACCGGGCCCGGCGGCTCGTAATGCCTGATATTGATACCCATACCCTCGGCCCTCCATAAGCCGCTGGATCGCGTGCGCCCGCGCCCGTCTGTCCGAGGATGAGTTTTGATCGGCCGCCCAGGGGTTCAGTCAGGCAAACGGCAATGGCCGGTGTGTGTGACAACTGACCCCCATGGGGGGCAGGCCGGTTCCGTATTTTGAAACCGTTCCCCGCGCGCCTGCGCCCGCACGCGAGGGTACCCCCTGCCGATCGGGGAGCGGCCGCCGACCTGCCGGCCGAAAAGGTGCCGAGGTCAAACGGTGCCGATGATTTACAGTCATCACGAAGCTGTTTGTTTTCAATGGCTTGGCTACCGTGCGACCAGACCGCACCAATGTCGCACGGCTAACCCGTTGATTTCCCTATTCGGGCGCATCGAATTGCGTCAGGTCGAGGGTCTTGCGTTCGGATTGGTTGGCGGCCGTCATGTCGCCGATCACCATCACGCCCAGGACGGACTTCTTGTCGACGTTGACCTTCGTCGGAGCCTTGCTCTCGAAATACGGCATCAGCTCGGCATTCGCCTTGCCGAGGATCTCGTAGGCCTTCACCATCAGGTCGCGCGCCGCACCGCGCTCCAGCTTGCCGATCTCGACCAGCGACACCAGCCAGTCATACGCCTCGACGCCCTCCGGCGGCTCCGGCAGCAGCCCCAGCTCGATCGCCAGCGCCGCCGGCTCGGCATTGGCCATGGCCGCGAGGTTGAGGCCCGGATGCCGATAGCCCATGCGCTGCAGCACCTCGGCGAACTCGGCAGAAGCTTTGTTCTTCGATCCCTTGGGCCGCCCTGGCCCTTTCCGCGCGCGATCGATTGTTTCCGCGACATGTCGAACCGGCCCACGGAAGAGCGCCAGCTGCTCGTCCGCCTCGTCCAGCATCAAGGATGCCTGCTCGGCCTCGTCCTCGCGCGCCACCATCTGGCCGACCAGGTCGCCGATCGCTGCCTCCGCCATCGCCTTCACCGACCCGACCTTCGCCGCCCGCGCCTGGTCGAGCTCGGCGGATTTTTCCGCCGGCGTGTGTGCCCCTGGAAGCCCCAAATTCCGGCCGTGGTCACCCGTCATCCGATATTCCCCGGTTTCTTTATTCGATCGGCAGCCTGTAGGTCGGATGTCGGCTGGATGTAGGTCGATTTGTAGGCTCGATCTGCAAGAGAAATCAGGAACATATACCTATGACCTACAAACCTACATCTCTCCCCTCTCACGTGACGCATGCGCGCGCGCGCGAAAAAGCAGTCATTGGCCTGTAGGTTTGTAGGCAAACCCGTCATGTCGCTGATTTTCCTTGGAATTCGAACATACATTTTCGCCTACATCCGGCCTACATCGAACCTACAGACCGGAGAGACTGTCACCACCCGCACCCGGATGGCCGGCCGCAATCGCCGCCACCGGCATCCTGCACACGGCCTCGGCTGCGTTAAGTGCCGGCGCCTTTTCACGCACCGGCGCCCGAATGCCGCAGGCCTCGGCCTGTCTTGGGGTGTCATGGTTCCCCTGCGGCCATCGCCAACGTGGCGCGGGCTCCGCTTTCTCTCCCCCTCGGGGCGGGGGAAAGAGTTAAATGTGAGGCGCGGCATCATTTGGCAGCGCCAGACGTGAATGCTTACAAGACCGCAGTTCAATCGGCTGAACCTTGGTATTTTTCGGATGACCAGGCATTGCTGGACGCATACTGTAGGCACCCTTCCAACATTTCCACCCTCCGCGTGAGATATGCAAATGCCAAACGACGAATCTAGCGTGACATCAGTATTTCCAAGTCCAGCTGAGTTTATAGGCGCGATGGTGATACTTATATTCTCACTTGGTGCGGGAAATGTAGCCGCAAAAGTAAATATAGCAGATCAGTTAATTGACTCTATAAACGTGACAGACTTCATATCTGGTGCCATACAGTCTTATCCAATCATCCTTATTATTTTATGCGCCGTCGCCTCCGCCGAAATTCTCATTCATTATTTCTTTAAATCTAATATAAATAGGGTATATATTGCAGCAATCGCAATTTCGCTATTCTTATTATTAATTTTAACAACAGAAACACTTGTTTCCTCTTACGTAAGTAAAACTATTTCAATTGGAAGCGAACTCAAATCTTCAGGAATTATTTTCTTTACTATATCTGGCGCCGTATTGATGTTCGCAACCGTGAGCAATGCTGATGGATCAAGGTTGCGTGAATTAGGATTTATTGTATCTTTGCTTCTGATAGCAAACGCTTCCAATGAATTCACCTCTGCGGTGACAAAGAGGAACATTCTCAATGATCGAGAAATTTCAAATAAACTAAGTTATGTATGCGCCGAACAGTGCAGGCCCGGAGTTATAGTCACAAGCACCGACAGAATGCTTGCTGTGAGATATAAAGGCGATGTTTCCTATACATATATACCGCGAGATAAACTGAAGTACTACAGGTCCCATGCAAGGATAAAGCAGTTAGGGTTTGGAGCTTTGCCAGAGCACCAATCAAAAGGTGAAAAAAATTAACAATAGATCGTGCATTAGCGACCGGATTGAACCTCAGATAGCCGGCGGCTCGCCTGCATAATCTCCGAACATCAGATCCGCATCGCGTGCCCCGCAGCTCGAGCAGCGCAGCCGTGCCGCCGCCTGGCTAATGCTGCGCGAGCTGTTTGCGTCATTGCGGATCACCCCGGCCGGGATCTCGCGAACGGCCCCACAGGCGCGACAGGAGGCAACGGCATCATTGTGATGCGGAATCGTCCGGATGTGCGCGTCGTGCCAGTCGACGGCCACGAAACTTCGGCCGTCGGGCATGATGATCACAGTCATCGTCCCATCCGCCGGCGCAGATCGGCGAGCAGTTCGTCGAGGGCGAGATTCTCGCCCCTGGCCAGCATGTGATGATCTGCCAGTGTCACGAGTGCGGCGACCACCTCGACCTCTTCCCAGCCGGCGGCCGTGGCGCGTTCCACCACGTCCTGGAATGCCGGCTCCAGTGCCTGCTGGCAGTCGAGGAAGCGGTCGGGATGGTCGAAGGGTTTGTCGGGCGGGTCTATGCTCATGAAGAGGATCTAGCGCCGCCCCAGGGCGCGGGCAAGGCTTTAGGCTTCGACCTCGCCCCGTCCCGTCCAGGCGTCATAGCCGGCGAGATCGACCAGCAGGCAGTCCTTGGTCAGGCGGTTGATGTCGACATTCGTAAACCGCCGCTCCAGCCCGCGCAGCACGATATCATCAGGCGCCTGTTTCAGCGCCATGGTCCAGCCGCCATGATTGAACTCGCTGTCGTAGAACAGCCGGTTCAGCTTGTCGTCGTTCTTCGGAATGGCCAGGCAATAGCCCTTGCCGGGCTTGCCGCGATCGCGGATGCCGAGCCCCATCATGGCCAGCCGCTCCCGCGTCTTGCGCAGGTCGTGGAATTCGGGGATCTCCTCGAGGTTCTGGATGATCTCGCCGACGCTGGGCTTGCGCCCTTCCGAATACATCTCGATCGTCGCGCCCATCACCTTCTCGATCACCTCCTGCCATTTCGGCATTTGCGCCGCCCGCTCCTCGGCCGTCGAGGCCGCGATCAGGTCTACGAGGCAATCGGCGTCGAGCTCGGCGCCTCCGGGCGCCATCGAGGGAAAGCCCGCCTGGACGAGGCCGAGCTCGCCCACGGCGAGCTCCGCGCAGGCCAGCACCGTTCCATAGGTGTCGATCGCGCGCGCATCGAAGGAAAGCCGGGAGGATGACAGGATCCGCCGCCACTTCGGCAGGATGAAGGTGTTGAGATCGTGCCAGCCGTCCATCACCTGGCGCAGCAGCATCCGCCCCCATTCTTCCTTGATGATCGGCTGCTCGGAAGCGCCGTTCTTGTCCAGCGGATTGAGGTTCAGGATCACCATGCGGGTCCGGTCCTGCACGCCGAGGTGTGGATGCAGGATGGCGGAAAACATGAAGCTCGAGCGCAGCTCGAATTCCGTGCCATCGCCGTTCGCGCCGCCGCGATAGCCCTTGGCGCCGGAATAGGCCTGGCGCGCCAGCTCGACGATCGCCTGTTCCTTCGTGCCGCCGGCCTTGCGTTCGAACTCGTCGACCGCGACCGGCCGGCTGTCCTGGCGGATGTTCTGATAGATGCCGGCGGCCGTCGTGTTGGCGGTGGAATAGAGCGCGGATCCGAGCAGCGCGCGCACGATCCCATGAAGCGTCGATTTGCCCGTGCCGGCGCCGCCGGTGGTGAAGAGAATGGGTCTGACCTCCAGCGCGCCGGAGAGATAGGCGCTCATCAGCCAGCCGAGGAAAAGCACGGGATCCAGCGTCGGCCGCTCCCATTTCCAGCTTTTCAGGTCCTGCAGGATCTGGTGTGCCGGGCTGTCGAGATAGCCGACCGGCTCGCGCCAGGGCGACAGGATCTCGCTGTCCTGGGCGTAGAAATAGCCGTCGAATTCACCCGGCCGGGTCGCCTGCAGGTTCCATCCCTGGGCGCGGCCGCTTTTGGCTTCCGTCTTCACATCGACGGAAAACAGCATCTTGCCATTGTGCCAGATGAACTTGTCCTGCGCCTTCCAGCCGCCACGGCCGCGCACATTGCTTTGCGGATCAAAGATGCCTTTCCGGCCGGCCTCGGCAATCAGCGCCATCGCCGCCTTGTCGCGCTCCACGCGCTTGACCTTGGGTGGCAGCGCCTCGCCCGTCTCCGGGTCCGTCTCCGCCTTGCCGAAGGCCGGCCAGGCCCAGAACAGATAGTTGATATAGGGGGCAAACAGGCTGCTGAGCGTCGGCAGGTCCCAGCGGGTCACCTCGTGCATCTCGCCGATCGCCGAGATGACATAGACCGCATCGCCCTTTTTGCCGAGCACGGTCACCGGGCAGTCCGGCGGCATGCGGTCGTGCGGCGCGCCGTCCCACTGGCCGGGCTTGATGCCATTGCGCGGCTTGTTCGGGTCCGGATCCTCGATCGCCTTCGCATCGTTCAGAACCGCCATTGCGTCCTGAAAATGTGCACGGATCCCGGCAACTCCGCCCTGTACTGCTTTCGTCTTTTTCATGGCACCCGCGTTTATCGGCATTGCATTATCAGGGCGGGGGCTGGCCCCGCCCTGTCATGGGTCGGTCAGGCCGTCACATGCTTGACGGCCCACATGACCGCCTCTTCCGTCTTGGTGCGCGCGATCGACAGCTCGCGGCTGTTGCCGGCCTCGGCGATCAGGTCGAGCAGCTCCTGCCCCTTGTCCTTGATCGCGGCCATCCGGGCCTTTTCCTCGTCCGACAACACGCGGTAGGTATGCCGCAGCGTGTTGTTGGCCGTCCGTTCGTCGCTCGTGCTGGCCACATGGGTTTGGTCGTTCATCCTCGTCTCCTCGTTGTCGTCGTCCGGCCAGGACCATTCCCGCCCGGGGTCTTTCCTTCGTCTTTCACCCCTGACGGCGCTCATCGCCATCAGGGCCATGATCAGGATCAGGCCGAGGGCGGCGCTCATCACCGCCCAGTCGGCAAGGTCCGGCCTCACCATGTCTTGGCAAAGAAGTCGTCGACCTCCTCGAGGATCGTGTCCTCGATCGGCGTCGGCGCCACCGGCTGGGCTTGCGCCACCGCGCGCGCCTTCTCGGCCGCAATCGTCATCTTGAGATCGTCGAGGTCGAGCAGCACGGTGATGAAGGCCTGGTAGGCGATCACTTCCACCCGCGACGGCTCCGGATCGGCGCGCCGCTTGTCCAGGTGCAGATGCGACGCCATCACATGCGGCGTGCAGGCCCGCCCGACACGCCGGGCAAAAGCCGCCATGGAAGCATAGGCGGTGTCGTCGACCTGCCCGTCGAGAATGGCGTCGACATCGCCAGGCGCATCCGCCGCCATAGCCATCACGCCGGCCAGCATCGCCGCCTCATAGGCCTCGCGCGCCGCGTCGAGGTTCATGTCCCCGAAGTTGATGGGCCGGTCATCGTCATCGCCGCCAGCCGCTTCGCCGGCGGCAGCAACTTCGTCAGCTGGCGCATCTGTTGATGGTGCCAGGCCATCAGGATCTCTTGCTCCTGCGCCGGCATCGAGGAGAGCAGCGCCTTGATCGTCGACACCGTCGGCGCTGGCGTCGGAATCATTGGCAGCTGGCACGTCGTGACCGCTGATATCCGTCGGCGCTGCGGTTTGCGGATTTTCATCCGCATGTTCTCCGCCACCTGCAGCTCCAGCGTCGCCACCGGCGTGTTCGGCATCGACAGCCAGAATTCCACTCCCTCCAGCCAGTCCATCGCTCATATCTCCGTCGCTGGCGTCGGACGGGTTCGACTGATCCCGTGTTTCTGCTCGTACAGCGCCTGCAGCGATTGCGCTTCCGTCCCCGTCATTGGCCGGGTCGGCTGTCCCAGCATCTCGAATGACACTCCCATCGTCAGCGCCACTTTCGTCTGCCAGAACGTCATGTCCGCCAGCAGATCCGCCGTCGACGGGACCTGCAGAAACTGGATCGGCTGCATCGCTCACACCTCCATCAGCGCCCGGCACCGCCGGCGTTTCCCCTGGATCCGCATCCGCGCCAGATACCGCGCCCGCTGCCTCGCCGGCATCTCCATCAGCTCCGGCGGCCGGCTCTGCACCATCAGCCCCCACAGCGTCCGATGCTGCTGCAGCCGCAACAGCCGCCGCGCCTTCTTCCGATCCAGCGCCTGCCTGCACTTCTTCATTGGCCTTGCCCTTCTTGGTCATCGTCTCTTCCTTCGGGTTAGTCCTGCGGCGGCGCTTCGATCATGCCGAGCGCATGCAGGTAGGTGTCGAGGATCAGATCCTCTTCCATCCGCTGCTGCGGATCCTGGCGGCGAATGGCGATCACCTTCTTGAGGATCTTGGTGTCGAACCCCATGGCTTTCGCCTCGCCGTAAATGTCTCGCTTGTCGTCGTTCAGGCACTTGATCTCCTCGTCGACGCGCTCCAGGCGCTCGACGAAGGCGCGCAGCTGGTCGCGCGCAATTCCGTGGACGGTGGAGTTGTGGCCGATATTGTCGGTCATTCCGTGCCTTTCATCAGGTCGTTGAAGTCCTTGCCGACATGGCTGGAAATCGTCGTCACCGGCTTGCCCGCCTGCGCGAGCTGCTCGAGCACCGATTCGAATTGCGCCTGCGCGGTCTTGGAGTGCCAGTCGTTGTCCTGGGAGACGATCACGGCCGAGATGCAGGGCAGGCCGATCGGCGCCGAGGCCATGGCCGAAAGCGAGCCGGCCGCCCAGACACGGGCCTCGGGGATCGCGAGCGCCAGGCTCAAGCCGTCCTCGACGCCCTCGCACAACACGAGCGGATAGGGTTTGCGCGCCGTCTCCGGCGGCAGGCCTTCCGGCCCGTGGCTGATCCGGATCATCGAGCCCTTGGCCTCGCCGAACATCATCTTGGCGTTCTCGTCGGCTTCGACGGAAAGCTTTTTCGGCATGATAGGATCGAGAAAGGTGCAGTGAACGGCCGTCAGAAGCCCGGTCGGCCCACGCATGGCTGAAAGCACGGCCGGAAATTTCGGCCCGTCCTTCACCTTGCGCCGGCGGCCGTTTTCATGGGCGTAAACCGCCCGCTTCCAGTATTCGACGGCCGAGCCGAAGCGGAAGGTCGACAAATCCCGGTTGACGATATCGCCGATCGGGCAGCCGCGGCCTTCGAAATAGGCGCGGGCATGCGCCTCGGCCGCCGTGCCCTCGCCATCGGCAAGGCCGGTCAGCCAGAGACGTTCGGCCGCCTGCATGCGACGCAGCCGCATCGATTCCGCGTCCCGCTCGGCCCGCGCGCGCGCCGCCCGCATTTGGCTGTTGAACCGCTCGCGCTCTTCCCGGCCCATGGAACGCAGCCCGAGAAAATCCCGTGACCAGGTCATGGCGCCGGCAAAGTCCGTCGCCTGACAGTATTCGACCAGGCGCAGCACGTCGCCTTTCTCGCCGGTGCGCCAGTCCTTCCACGCGCCCGTGTCGCGGTTGAGCGCCACCTTAAATTCGGGGCTCTGGGAGTAGTCGCCGGTGATCGGATTATGCGCGACCCAAAGCCGCCCCTGGCGACGGCCGTCGGGCAGAAGCTGGGCGCACAGGTTTTCGATCCGGGCCTTCAGCCCCTCCTTGATCTGCTGCTTTTCCTGCTCGCGATCGTGGGAGATCATGCAGCCCCCCATTGAAGGACTACATCGTGCACCGCTAAGTAGAGCGAGGAGACGGTAGGCAAGGGGTTTGACACTTGAGAAGCGAAAAAAACCAGGACTTGTTTTGGACAGGCATAATTTCGGTCGTTGGCCTTGCCACGTTTGGCGTTCTCTATGGGATCGTCCAGTTGTCCCAGTTGAACTCGTTGCGCCAGGCAGCCTGTGGCCCGGAGGAGGTAGACTGTTTTCGACAGTGGGTTGCTGCCTTGGGCGGGTGGGCCGCAGTAGCAGCTGCTATTCCCACGATATACTATCTCTCCGCGCAGGTGCGCTCGGCCACTACACACCAGAAGGTCAATTTTGCGCTGAGTATCAGAGCAAACGTCGCTCTGAGCCACTCCGTTAAGCTTGCAGCGATGGAAATTGCGGCTCTCAAAACTGCTCACTTTGAGAGCGAGCACGACCGAGAGAACTTGATACTCGAGCTTAAAGCACTGAAAACGTATTGCCTGCTGCTGCGAGAGAGACTTTCGCGCCCCGCCATTGCCGAGTTTGAAATGAAAGTAGGAGTGCTGCAGGCGTCGCGAAACAGTGCCAGCATTACCTTTATGATGGAGCTGGCAATTTCCAAATGTGACGGCCATCTCAACCAAAGCCCGGTCGACTTTAGCATCGACAAAACGGTGCAGTTTCTGTCCGAGGCGCTCGATCATTGCGAGAGCGCACAGATATTCGCGTCTGAGTTGAACGCTGCGGCGCAGTCGTATTTGACCTATGTCGACGAATTGGGAGCAGCGATAACTTAAAGCCATCACGCAAAAGCCTCCTCGATCGGCGCGAGCAGCTGCTCGAGCTCGTCCGTGTCGCGCATTTCCTCGACTTCGTTCATGGCGATGGAGACTGCCGCCTTGCTCATTCCGGCGGCCCGCGCGAGCTCGGCCTGCGGCACGTTCAGATAGACATTGGCGATGTAGAGAGCGACGCGGCGCACCTTGGCCGCCTGCAGCCAGGCCGGATCCGCCGTTGCCCGCTTGGAAGGATCGGCCTCGAGCACGAGGCGCGGATCCGCGCCCATTTTCCGCGCCACGGTGGCGAGCGCCATCCGGTATGCAGCGGCCGCCTGCTGCCCGTCGTGATGCCGATCGCCCCGCTGGATCCGGGCGATCGCCAGCCGGATGCGCACTTCCGTATCTCGTGACATCGCGCGGCGACCGATGCGCAGCTGGTACAGGTGGCAACGACCGAAGCCGGCGACCCGCTCCACATCGCTGGCGCTGATCTTGCGTCGCTTGATCTCGTCGAAAATAGAAGTCACGTCCATCAACAGCCTCGAAAAATCAGGGCCGTACGCAATACAAACCGGCAGAGAGGGGAAAATCAGATTGCCTCGCCCTCCCCGCCGACGGGCGGGAAAGGCTGGTTGTCTTCGACGAGGCTGCTGCGCGCGATATCGAGCACCAGGTCCCAGACCGTGTTGACGTCGTCGCCCTCAGGCGGCAGCAACATGTGCCCGTCGCGGCAGGGCGCCCTCAGCATGCGCAGCTGGTGATCCAGATACTCGACCCCCACCAGAAAGCCGCGCTCGCGCAGCCGGTTCTTGATCGTCATGTCGTAGGTCATGAGCTTGGAAAGCGGGCAGATCAGCAGCCACCGGGCGGATTCCTGATGCGTCCGGCAATTGGCGAGCTGCTCGATCTCTTCGACGAGGGAGAGGGTCATAGACCCCCCCGCCGGTAGCCGGTGCTAGCAATGCACGTCTGGATGGAGTTATGTTACCCAGCTCCGCCTGAGAGTTAGCGGCGGCAGGCACAGTGCATTTCAAGGAAAAACTATGAATAGCGACAAACCGTTTGTTGTTGTCACTCTCGCGTTTCTTACACTGAGCATGATCGTGTTGCTCATCATCAATTGGCCGGATGTGCCAGATCAGTGGCAGTCTTATCTCTGCAGCCCCGAAGATTGTACGCTCCAGCAGTGGTTGTCGTCTCTCGCGGGGTGGTTCGGTGGGCTGCTTGCTGCTGCGGGTGCAATAGTTGTCTATTGGCAGCTCAGAGAACAAAGGCGACAGACCGAATTTTTGATTGGCGACGGTGAGCCAAGTGTGGACGTGGTATCGACCGCGATAGGTGAGCAGTCCGCATGCTTCCGCATCGTGAACTGGAACCGACGTCTGATAGTTTTTAGTTCCGTAATTTTTGAGCCCGCACCAGGAGTCAAGGCGAGTTGGCTGCACAGGCTGCCCGATGACCACAACCCTATGACAGACGAGCGGCCTACCACTTTCACTCACAGCACAAAAATCAAGGCGAATGGTGATTTTTGGGCGATGCCTCCACTGCCCGGATGGGAAGATAGGTCTAAACCACCCTCTGCCGCTATTTTTGTTTTCGAGTACCCTAAGGGTACAAAACCGGAAGCTTTCGGAACCGATTTCGCCCAAGTCATCACTCTCAAATTCGAGTTCTTCACTCCGGGTGACCACGCGAGGAACCGTCTTGTTCACGTTAGGGCCATAAGAGGGAACGCATTCCCCCGCACTAAAGAAATGACTGAAATGCTCGATGTTGTTGACGAGTAAGCTTTTCAAGACTGGTCTGACTGCTGCATTCATCACGTCACCTGCCTTTCTTCCTCTTCGCGGCGTCGCCGCTCCTCGTCACGAAATGCCGTCAGCCGCTGGAGCGTGAGCGGACAGGTACCGGGCTTGGCCTCCATCAGCGCCCATCCGCCGGCCAGGCCGTATTTGATGAAGTCCGCGCCCTCCCAGCCCATCCGGCCGGCCTCGCGGTTGAGATCCTCGATCATCCATTCGAAGTGCTGGCGCCGCATCTCCGGATCCTCGGGCAGCACACCCGTCATCATAAGGATCGTCTGCTCGCTCATTCGGCCGCCTCGCCCGCCAGGACGGCAAGCTCGCGCGACAGCGCCTCCACCTCGTCCCGCTTTTCCAGCATGAGGCGATCTAGCGCGGCCGCCAGCTTGCGCAGGATCCTTTTCGTCGGCTGGTAGCCGTCATCCTTGCATCGGCTATAGGTTGACGCATTGACGTCGGCTTCCCGGCAGAGATCCCGCTGGGTTATGCCGAGACGCGCACGGCGTGCGTCGATGTCTTCAAAACGCTGCATTCCGTCACCTGATTTGCAAATATGTCTTGATTTTGCAAATCAAAGTGTGATTTGGTTTGCATTGTCAATAGCTGTATTGAGTTTTGAACATGGGCCTCCACGCTGCGTACAGTATGCGCATGACAAATCTGCGCGACCAGCAGCTGGCCTGGCTGGATCACATCTCGTCTTCGTCGAACCTGTCTCTCACGGAGATCGCCAGGATCGCCGGACTGACACCGTCGACGCTCACGCGCTTTCGCAACAATGACGAGATGGGCCACACCCTCACCGCCCGCACGGTGAAGAAGATCGAGGACGCGACCCGCGTTCCGGCGTATGAAGCCCGCGTCGTTCCCAAGATACAGGCCTTTTCCGAAGACGAAGCCGCGCCCTACCGGCTGGATGTCGACAGCGGCAATCCGCTGGAGCAGGCCCTGGTGGCGATTACATCCAAGTCCAACACGATAGATCTGTGGCGCCTGAAAACCTCGGCACTTGCCGCCATGGGCTATCCGTCGGGCATGGTAGTCGCTGTCGATCGCGAGGTGACCCCGAGGAACGGCGACGCCGTCTGCGCCCAGAAATACGACTTTCGCCGGGGCACCGCCGAAACCCTCTTTCGCGTCTGGCGCACGCCCTACCTGCTTTCGGCCTATGCCAATGACGAGCCGGCCAATCCGGAGATCGTCGACAACGAGAACGTCGTCATCATCGGTGTGATCGTCGGCGGCTGCCACATCCGTCACTAATCTCACACACTGAATTCTGCCCGCGTGCAAAAGCGCCACGTCGCACTGAACTCTGCCCGCGTGCAAACGGCAGGGATCGCATTGAATTTTGCCCGCGTGCAGATGGCTGGCGCGCACTGAATTTTGCCCGCGTGCAGGAACGGCACTAGCGAAACCCGCACAGACACCGCCCGCCACCGAATTTGCATCCAAATTGCAAACACCCCCAAATTTAGGGTAGTTTGCATTCGATGCAAATTTCCGTTTGCTTTTCACATGCAAAATGTGCATCTTCCGAATTGCAAGAATTTGCAACTTACGGGAGCCCTGCCATGACCCTCATGGACCAGACAGTGACGGCCGAGGAAATCGCCTCTGCCTTGAACTATGCTCCGGATTATTTTCTGCGTATCGTTCCGGATCTCGTCGCCAACCACGGCATGCCCTGCCGCCTGCCCTCCTCGCGCCGCCAGTTCCGCTGGTCGCGCCCGGCGGTCGAAGGCTGGCTGGCCGGCTATCACAAGGACGCCCCGCGCCGCATCGATGCGGTCGCGCTGCCCGAGGATATCGCCGTCACCCGCCACGCTTTGCGCCTCGCCTATGCCGGCGAAGGAGCGCGGGCATGACGGCCACGATCGACCACGAAGCGCTCTCCAATCCGCGCAAGGCGCTCACCCGCCACCAGCAGGACGCCCTGCTCTCGATCGATTTCTACAAATTCCAGAAGCCCACCCGAACGGGCTGGGAGGTCGGCAACAAGCGCTTCCCTGCGACCACGATCGAGACGCTGGCCAAACAGGGCCTGCTGTCGCGCGGCCCGCGCTCACTCACCATCACCCAGGCGGGCAAGCTCGCCGTCGACAAGCTGAAAGGCAAGACCTCATGACCACCCGCAGCCTGATCCATCAGCTCGAGCAGCTCGGCGACCAGATGGGCGACCTGCAGCGCCGCCTGCTCGAAGACCTCAAGGGCTTTGCCGAGGCATCGGAAGCCTATCTCGGCTCGATCGAGCGCCACATCGAGCGCAGCACGGAGGCCAATGCCTGCATTCTCGCCGAGGCCGCCTGGATCCTGCACGAGAAGGACGCGATCGCCCTTCCCGGCGGCGCGGCCGTCATCACCCGTCATGCCGCCGCAGCCGGCGGCTACAGGGGGCGGCCGCAATGAAAGCGCTGCTCGACTGGATCGACGCGGTCCCGCCCATTTCGACCAGCCAGTTCCTGGTCATCCTCCTGCCCTTCATGCTGGGCCAGACTTTTGTGTTTGCCATTGCTCTCCTGAGCGATCCGCTCCGGCGCCGCCGCCCCAACGCGCGCGCCGAAGGCGGCGGGCCGGACGGCGTCTGATCACGCCGGCGGACCTCCGGCCCGCCCTCACCATAGCGCCAGGATCTTTCCCTTCAATCAGGGTCCTGGCGGTCGGAAGCCGGAAGGGTCGGGATCGGGACACCCCCAATGCTCACAGTCCCCGATGGTGCCGAACCGGCTTCTGACACCCCAATTCCTCCCGGTGGCCGTAGTTGCGGCACCAACTCACTGGGAAAGCGCCGCTGTTAGCCGAGGCGGGCGTGTTGAATATGGCCTCTGCTTGAGCGCAACAGGCGCTCTCTCATGCAATCGGCGACATCGAACCTCCCGCGCCACGCCCAAAGCCTGGCGCAACACCTGCCCGGCGGCGACAGTCTCGCGTTTCCGCCGCCGGGCTTTTTTTGTCCAGAGAAAGGAAACCACCATGACCACATCAGGAAAGCCGAAGCGCGCAGACGACACCGACGCCACGGTCGGCGCCAACATCCGCCGCATCCGCGAGCTGCGCCGCATGAGCCAGGAGACGCTCGGCGAAGCGCTCGGCATCACGTTTCAACAGATCCAGAAATACGAGAAGGGCATCAACCGCGTCTCGGCCTCCAAGCTCGCCCTGATCGCACAGACGCTCGCCTGCAGCCTCGACGACCTGTTCGGCGATACCATCGTCGAAAGCATCGAAAGCCTCTCCCTGCCCAAGCTCAGCCGCCAGGCGCTGCGCTGCGCCGTCGCCTTCGATGCCATCCCCGACGAGCGCCAGCGCGCCTATCTGCTGCGCCTGGTCGAAAGCATGGGCAACCCGCCGCCGGCGGCCAACGTCGTGCTGCTGTCGCAACCCGTGGATCTCGACCTGATCTCGATCGGGGGGCGGGCATGAGGCCGACCGAGCCGAAAATCCCCTACATCACATGGAGGCGCGGGAAACCGCGCTTCACGCCGTCTCCGACGCTGCGTGCCATGGGCTATGAGGGCAAGGATCTGAAATCGCCCTCCGGCGCCTGGATGACCGAGGCCGAGGCCCGCACCTGGTCGGCCGACTTCGCCCGCGAGCTCGCGAGCGCCCGGGCAAAGCCGCGCCGCGGCCGGCCGAAAGTGGCGCCGCCGCGCCCGATCGCCACGCGCAACATCCTCTCCGTCGCCGGCCTGATGCGCGACTGGCTGAACCCGACCGAAAACCCTGGCATTGCGGATCTGCGACCGAACACGGCGCGTTACTACCGCCAGCGCCTCGAAACGATCGAGGCGCATGCCCCGGATCTCTGGCACTCGCCGGCAGAAGCGCTCGACAAGCCGATCTGCCTCGGCCTTTACGACAAGCTCCGGATCAAGGTCGGCCTGCATTCGGCCAATGGCTCGCTGCGCATTCTCGGAATCGGTCTGCAATGGGGCATGGATCGCGGCCGCCTGCCCTCGATGCTGATCAACCCGGCCCACAAGCTCAAGATGAAGTCGCCGCCGCCCCGCGTTCGCTTCGCGTCGAAGGAGGAGATCGCGCATCTGGTGTCCACGGCCGACGCCTTCGGCCGCCCCGAGCTCGGCGACATGATCACCCTCGCCGTCTGGTCGGGCCAGCGCCAGCAGGACCGCCTGGCACTCTCGCTCCTCAATCGCGCCGGCGGCCGCGTCAGGCTCCGCCAGGAAAAGACCCGCGCCATCGTCTCGATGCCCGAGGCACCCGAACTGCGCCGCCGTCTCGAGGCCTCCCTCGATCGCCGCAAGACGGCCGAGATCATCTCGCCCTATGTCATCCTCGACGAGCGTCGATGGGAACCCTTCAAGGTGAACTATTACCGGCACCTCTTCGACGACGTCAGGCGCGCGGCCGCCAAGACCATGCCGAGCCTCAAAGGCCTGCGCGACCAGGACCTGCGCGACACGGCCGTCACCTGGCTCGCCATGGCCGGCTGCACCATCCCGGAGATCTGCGCCATCACCGGCCACACCTTCGCCAGCGCCACCGGGATCCTGAAACACTATCTCGCCACCAACGCCGAGATGGCCGATAACGCCATGGCCAAGCTCGTCGAGTGGTACGAAGGCCCGGATCTGGGCAAGGAGGAAGAGAATGAGTGAAGAGCCCCAGGGAGAAACGAGACAGGAACGCCCCGGCGAGAAGCCGAGTGGCTGGGTCCATTTCGACGATCCCTACAACGTCAACACGGCCATCGTCACGTTTCAGAGGGACGAAGCAGACAGGCTGCAGGCGGCCGGGTTCAAGATGGACCCGTTCTACTGGACGACGGATGTCGAAGTTATCGAGCGACTGCAGAAAAAGGCGAAAGAGCAAAGAGACATGATCCAGCAGCTCAAGGAAATCACGGCCGCAACGATCGGGTTCAGCCCGCATATGAGCGACGAACTGTTCGTAGAGTGCATCAAAAACACTATGATCCTGATCAACCGCAGCCGTGCCAAGGGCGAGCTGTGAGCCTGCTGACCTACATCTACCGCTGGGATCGCCAGGACCGCAAAGGCCAGCCCTGCGCCGTCCTGGCGCGCGGCAAGATGAACTCCTGCCTGGTCGAATTTGCGGACGGCTATCGCATGGTGACGAGCAGGAACGCGATCGCGAAAAACCGTGCGATAATTTGTGATCACATGAAGTCACAAACACCCGCGAAACGGTCACAAAATGGTCGCAAGACCGGCTGCAAATCACTGGATTTCTAG